TATAAAGCTTGCGCTGATACAATCAATTGTGTTTTCATTAAACTCCGGAATAGCAAAGTCCTCGGCAATATACTCATCTGAGCGGTCATAGTGGTTTACAACAATAAAAGAATCTGTAGTGTCAAACTCGGGGCATGCCGGAATAAAATATTCAAACTTTGACTCAAAGAAAAGCAACGGCGTGCAGAAATAATACAAAAACTCGGGTACGTCGCTATCTTCACACTTTATATAAACACGGTTTTTAAACTTATCTTCATTAGGTAACACAATCAAATCTCTTTCAATAAGTAAGACTAATTGATTTATTATTCTATTCTTACTCTTATTAGTGGTAGTAAATGTATTAAAAGTAACTTCAGGATAATCTAATGTATCAAGTAACAATTGACTAAATATAGCACCAATACTATTGGATTCCACTGTAATATAAATATCCTTAAAACCTTTCCTAATAAGTTGCTTGACCATTACATTAATGTAATCAATAGTATCGTTGGCATTTTTATCATTGAAGGTAATCACTTTACTAATACAAGCCTTACCATTATTAACTTGACCTAATGTAATAGATGTATCATCTTGACCACTGCCACTACACCAATCTATACCTATATATAAAGGTAAATTAGAATTTAACTCATAATCACCTATACACCTCTTAAAGTCACTAAATACTGTACTATCTCCATCAATAAATTCTGCTAAAAACTCACATTGAAAGGATAATTTAGGCATTTGTTTTCTATATAAGTCAAGTGTAGCATCATCAAGCATTTCACTTGTATCATAATTATTCCAATCTATACTGATAACCTTATCTTCATTAAGCAAGCCCTTATTAAACAACTCAAAGAAAAAGCCTTTCTTAAATTTAGGTGTACTTACAATAAATATATTTGAGTGATTAACATTAGTTGTGGGTACCAATATGCTGTAAAATACATCATCACTAATAAAAGCGGCCTCATCAATCATTAATACACCTGTACCTTTAATAGTATAACCTCTTAATGAGTCTGATTGTTGTGCACTGCCAAATTTAACAGTACTACCATTAATAAACTCAATCTCTAAAAGACTTGCATTACTTGATTTTATTAATTCTGAAGCCATCTTACATACATCTTGATATACTTTCCTTGTATTACAGGGCTTACAAACAAAGAAAATGAACCCTGTTGCTTTAATGAAGTATATATTAACATTACTTCCAATAAGATTGACTTGCCTACTTGTCTCTTTGATTTGATTATCAACCACTTATCTTTAGGGTATTGTTCATATAAATCAAATAATGCTTTTTGCCAAGGTTTTAATGTAGGTAGCTCAACTGTCATTTTATCTCCAATTTAATTACCTTATTATAACTCCATCTATAACCTAAAGAAACATAATTACCTTTAATTGAGTGATAAATGGTTGATTCAGACGCATTATAATAAACTTCTGCCTCTTTTCTTGTATTCCATTTTTTAATAAAAGTACCTTCTTTTGTATATTGATATACAGGTTTACAGTTATGCGGTTTGTGTTTTAATTTTATCCTTTCTTGTATTGCTTTTAGAGTATAATCTTTTTTCCTTATAAATATAAATCCTTTATATGTAAGCATTTCTCCTTTTGCACATTTACAAATACTTATTATACCTGACCTACCAAAACCAAGTGAAAAAGACGCTTCTGTTGAAGAAGTCCATTCTTTTATAAAATCACCATCTAAAGAAAGTTGCACTATAGGAATACTGTGATACTCTCTTAATTTTTGTTTTCTTTCATTAGAAAGGTGTGTCCCCCATTGTGGGTGATTTTTACCTTTAAAATTACAATGATTTTTTTTAAATTTTTCCTTGGTTTCTTCAGATTTTGGTGTATTATTTCCTCCTGATTCAATATTATACCCAAACCTTCTGTCATTAGACTTATATTCTTTAATATAAAACTTTTCCCAAAAATTCATCAGGAAAAATAAGTCTTCGTGATTATAAGTCACTATAGTTTTTAATACAGAATAATCAAAATTATATAACCCATATTTTCTTATAGCACAATGAAAAGGTAAGTTATCTTTTGCATTTTTATGCTGAATTTTTCTGTTATATAAATTTATTGTTTGTCCTATATAAACCTTTGAATTAACTTTATTAGTATATATATAAACGTAACCTTTCATAACTTACTTAATTTCTAATACAATCTTTTTATCAGTATTATCTACTTGATTATCTCTACCATCTAATGCTCTTCTTTCAGCAGGGTCTGTAGTTAATGCTTTATACAAGAATATTAAACTTGTAGCATTACCACTCTCCAACATCTTTAATCTTATCTTTTGTTTGAAGGTGGTTTTATTCATCTCAAGTGCATCATTTATAGTCTGATAATCATCACTATCTTTAGGGTACCACTTATAAAAAGTACTCCAATTAATCTTTAAAAGGTCAATAATATCCTGTATAAAGACTACATTATCATTTGTCTCTATTAGTTGGACGACCTCTTTTACACTTAACTTTGTTTTCATCCTTCACCTCACTTTCATAATAAGACTTTGCTTCTAACCAAGCATTATAAAACTTACTTGTACCATTAAATATACCACTATTACAGTTACAAGTACTATAGTGGTTTTTCATCAGGAAGTCAGTATATTCAATTGGAATACTACTACAAGCCTTATCAATAATAATACTTCTTATAATGGAGTGATATTTTACCCCAAACTCATAATCTTCTTTACTAATCATAATAAACTATATATAATGTTATAAAATTATAATTATGGAAATTATATTTTGTTGCATAATCTTTCAAGTAGGATAAATACCTTTGTAAGTACCCTGTCAAGTAATTGTATTGCATATAAGATGTACTTTGTACTAAAGGCAAATATCATACTAAACCAACAAAGATGTGGGCTCATAATCAATAAAATTACTAATGTACACCAAAATGTGCAACACAAGTGACAACAAAGTAACTTTGGTAATTTTATTCTATCAGGTGTTACTTCTTTACCTCTTATTAAGGTAAGTATTCTTGCAACAAAAGTATGAGGAAAGTCTAAATAACCAATTCCCCATACTATTGCTATAGTAACTATCAAACATATTACTATACTATTCATTTCAATATATCCTTAATTTCTTTAATTTTGTAGTTAACAAACCTTTGAGATACACCTAATTTACTTGCAGTTTCATAAGAACCAATCTTTATATACAAGATATACAAATCCTTTTGTAATTGAGTCATACTATTGTATTTTTTCATAAAGTCATAATATCTTGCTAATTGTCTATCATCCCAACCAGGCTCTTTGACACTTAAGAATAACTCATCTCTATCTTCAAGTAAGGCTAATAATTCTTTATTATCTATTTTCCTAATCATCGTATGTATAATAAAAAGATTCATCTCTATAATCCAAACTAAAACTCTCTTCAGGCTTAATCTCTTCATCAAATAACTTTGTAAGAGATACACTTAAATCAGTAACAACAATCTTGTTTTCATAAGTCATATACTTATTGTGAAAAGCACTTTTATGTACACATAATTGAGTAATACATATTCTGCCAAAGTAATCAGGT